GAATGCGTTCTTGAGAGAGCGAAGGAACTGGTCCGGCGATTTGGAATGAAGGGTTTGATCATCGATCCCTACAACGAGATCGAGCATACGACACGCAAGGAAGGCATCAGTGAGACGGAGTATGTCTCCACATTCCTAACTACTTTGCGCCGCTTTGCGCGAGAGCAAAGTGTTCACATCTGGCTGGTTGCCCATCCCGCCAAGATGATGCGCGATAACGCTGGCATCTACCCTGTGCCAGACGGTTATTCGGTGAGCGGCTCAGCCCACTTCTACAACAAGGCTGACAACATCATTGCAGTCCATCGAGACCTTACCGCCCCCGGCTCGGCAACTCAAGTCCATGTCCAGAAGATTCGTTCTCGCTGGCTCGGTAAACGCGGTGTTGCTGACCTCTGGTGGAGACCTGATTGCGGCAGGTACGAGTCAGTCCCGCAACCACAGTTTTACAGCAATGAAAGGAGTTTCCCGTGATGAATACAGATTTGATTGGCGACATCGTCCCGCCGCATCAACGGCATAGTGATACCAGCCGCGCCGCCGCGCTGGCGATGGTCCCTAAGTTCAAGGGTCTGATGCTCAACTTGTTCCGCTTCTTCAAGGCGAGAGGTGAGCTTGGCATGACTGACGAGGAAGGACAGTTCATGTCTGGTGTGAATGGCAATAGCTACCGCCCCGGGAGAGTGAAGCTGGTTGACCTCGGGTTAGTTGTTGATAGCGGCATGCGCCGCAAGACCAGAAGCGGCAAGGATGCTGTTGTATGGGTCGCCACAAAAGATGTCATCCATGCAGAGCTTTACTAAGCAAATCACATTTCGTAGTCCGAAGCTTTTGTCTTTGGCGGAAGGTCAGACCTGCGTGAGTTGCGGCAGATCTGATGGCACGGTGGTATCTGCCCACTCCAATCTTTTGGAGCATGGCAAGGGGCGCGGCCTTAAGGCTCACGATGGCATGGTGATGTGGCTTTGCTACTCATGCCATACCAACCTCGATCAAGGCTTAGAGATGAGTCGTGACGAGCGGCGAAGCATGACGCTGGAAATGATCTGCAAGACCTACATGAGGATGTGGGACCAAGGCTTACTCGCGGTCAAGTGATCGTGGAAATATTGAGGAGACCCGAATGACGACAGATGAAATGATGGAAGAATATGCGAGGCAGACAGACGAGTACTGTACGCACAAGGCTCATCGTGTTTATTTGGAGGAGTACAAGAAGTCGCTTCATGCAATGCTCATGAAGGAGGCTGAGGTCGCTGGTGCTAAGGCAGTTAGCGCACAGGAAAGAGATGCGTCGGCGCATGAGAAATACAAGGAACACTTGAAGGTGTTGCGTGATGCGGTCGAGCGAGAGGAGCGAGCGAGGTATCACCTCAAACGAATCGAGATGGAATACGAGATATGGCGAACGAACCAAGCCAACGAACGATACATAACGAGGTGACTTGCGATGACTGTCGATACATCAGAATCAATCGCGAGTCAGTGCCTATCAAGCGAAGATGCATGCGATACAGAGTTGCTCCGGTCGCTATCTGCGTTGACTTCAGGAGAAAAAAAGATGCCGGAGAAGACAATCAAGTTCACGGTACACGGCAAGGTGGTGGGTAAAGGAAGGCCACACTTTGTCAAGAAGACCGGGGTTGCAATAACGCCTGAGCGAACTAGGTCGTATGAGTCGATCATTCGAGATGCCGCTCATCGTGAGATGAAATGGGAACCGTGGGATGTGCCTGTTGCCGCAGTGATAACTGCGTACTATGAGATACCCAAGAGTTGGGCCAAGGCTAAGAAGGAGATGGCTAGGAGGCAATTGATTGCTCCGGGTAAGCCTGACACCGACAACATCGTCAAGATCGTTCTCGATTCTTGCAATCGTGTGGTGTACTTAGATGATTCACAGGTCGTGCTTTGTGTTGCCAGAAAACTCTGGGGAGATACTGCAAGACTTGTCGTGACATTACAGGAGGCCTGATGTTCAGAGACGCAGATCAGGCAATTCGTTTCGCGTTCCGGATGAGGAACAAGTCAGTTGTCTCCAAGATGAGGATCATGGAGACGGACACCCCACCCTCCACCGCAACCGATCGCCTGACCGTCTATGACTTTCACGCTATGTCGGCCATGCTCTTTGCTTTTCTTGGTCGGTGTTCTATGCCCCAGCAAGCCGCCGCTTATGTGATGTACGGCGATGAGCATGAGAAGTACATGGGCGCGAAGATACTGGCCGAGTATTGCGGCGGGCATTACCCAAAGTACATCACCAGCAAAGGGCAACTTGTTTCAGCATTAACCAGTAAAACTGTACGCGACTGCGCAGAACAATGTAATCTCACCAATTACAAAGCGTGGAAGGTTCGCCGTGAAATGTGGCGTGTAGTTGAGCCGCACCTCTGGGAGTTGCACAAATCTTTGGAGAAATGGCTCCACATATAGTGGTGTTGCGCTGGCCTCTCAAACAACATACACTGTTTACAGGTAGTTTCGGGCCTTTGCCACTACATCTAGTGGCGGTCTGTAATCACCACCTCTCTCGCTCCTTATTCGCCCCGGTCTTCCGGGGTTTTCTTTTTGGTGCGTGGAAATATTGAGTCGCCCCGTGCCCTCATGAAAACAATGAAGACAGAGCCGGGATCACCGGCCCTGTCTCTTAAAAGATCTTCTCATCTTCCCCGTTATCACGGGAGTTGAAGATCGTTGCATCTGCCACGACAGAAGCTGTTGCACCTAACTCGGGCTCCAGCTTCTTGAGCGCGGCTTCTGTTTTCTCAATCGCCGGACCAATATGTTTGGACCGGGGATCTTTGATTGGAAAGTAGATATACGCGGTAACCCTCATGTTAGTTAGCTTCTTTCATGAGAGTGCCAGCCATCTTTTCCATTGCCAAGCGCTCATCGGTGTACTTGATATCGCGAGCAACCGCCGTGATACCTTGCACAAAGTCCCAAACTGACTCTGGCTTCTTGTCTTCCTCGCGAATGACAGCATCGATGATGTTGTCTGCTTGCTTCATAGTGAAGCCTCGCTTAGTGAGGAATGTTTTGCGGTCATCGTCTTGTCGAGCGACTACCGCCGTCTTGGCGTTGATGATTCCCTGCAAGATCCCGCCGGTGGAAGAGTTGCTGTACTCCAGCAACCCCGGACCCACTTCTTGAGCGAAGCGCTCAGGTGCATTCTTGCTGTGGCGAATCAACATGGTGGACTTATCTTCCACACCCCAGAGACAGCGGTTCTGACAAACACCGCGCAACAAGAAGGTTGAGATGCCGAGTGATCGGCTACCCACTTCACTGTTCCATGTGTAGAAGCCACGGAACACAAGATCAGGGTCGCCGTTAGGTAGTTTGCCAATCTCAATTGGATGCGTGTCGTCCACGAGGAACATGAACACATCACGATCACTTGCATAAAGAGTGGTCGTGTCCTTGGTGATATCAACAAACGGGTTGTATGTACCGTTGGCCCAGTTGATTGCGCCGGGTACTTTCCAGCGGGTATCACCCGTTCCGTTACCTGCGATCTTTCGTACAGCGCGAACTAACTCATAGTCATGAACCCGCCCATAGTTGGGACCGGTTGCGGCCATGAGCTTGCTTGTCTGCTGGTTGAAGTAGAACTTGATGTTCTCATCGCGGAAGTTGGTCAGGCCATACTGTAGGTTGATCGCGGCGATCTTTGTAGGAAGTTTCCGCAGATAGCTTGCGGGTGCGCCGGTCAAGCTAGAGATCTGACCGAACGCCCAGTGCGAAGGCTCTAGCGTGTTGCCGTCAGGCAAGGATAGGCCGAGATAGTTCTCATCATCCTTATCAAGCTGGACTTGAATCCGGCTGGTGTCTTCGATCGATGTGTATGCGTTCTCAGAACGGGCGCGAACTGAATCCTCCAGATCTGACAAAGACAGGAAGCGCTCATCTGCTGAGCGGCTCCACCAGTTCATCGATACTGAGAGGTCGCGAGTACCTTTCATGACATCGGTTTTGTATGCAGTGGTAACTGCGTTGCTGTGTGTTTCTTGAATTGCGTCCATTAACATTTTTAACTCCTGTGTTGAAAAAGAAATGCCCCCGAAGGGGCGGTTGATTACTCGACTTTGGCTGGCTCCTCAGCCACCTTCTCTCGCTTAGACATCTCGGCTCTCTTATCGGATAGCTCGATGGTCGGGATGCGTTGCTCTGTGATGTGGAAGTAAGAGCCCTTACCATCCCAGTCGCGGTTAACCCGAGGGTACTTGTTGATCATCTCAACAAACTTCCCCATCTCTGCCACGGGAACTTCGAAGGTCGAGTCCCAGCCAATTGAAATCATGGCGTACATACATGCTCCTTGTTAAAACGAGATAGTTGCAGTGCAACCGTTGCTAGACAATGCTTCGAGAATTGCATCGCCGCTGATGTTTTCTCCGGCGATTTCACCGATCTCATCGGCGTAGTCCCTGATGTCAAAGTGATCTGAGATGTCAAAGTTATTCGACATCCAGTTATTCATCTCATCGCTAAACGAGTCGCTGAAGTTTTCTTTCATCCAGACTTCAACT